ATGAGATCTAGAAACACTGCGTTTGATGCTTCACTTCTAAAACCAACACAAAGACATTATCAATTCTTTGATGGTCAAAGTGGTGTTGACTTTATTCCAAAGTTATTAGAAATAGCAAATGATAAGAGTTTAGATAATTATGGATCTGTTGGAGTATTCAAAGTTGGGGAGACTGTAAATGGTTATATTAATGGTAAGAAGATTATTAGTTTCAGAGTTGCTAAATCTAATCATAAAACAGGCCCATACAATAATCCAAAAACTACCTATTCATATCTTCCATATAAACCTGCAGAAGGAATGCAAGCAAATTATACAAGTTCTTCTAAGGTACTAAATGTTGACGTTAAAGGATTAGCTGCAAAAGCACAAGGACTATACAGTGGTTATGTTGTTAAAGGTGCAAAATTAGTTGGTCAAACAAGTGGTGCAGTTTCTTACGTTAAGGATTTGAGATTGGTTACTGATAATCATGGTGATTTGAAAGGATCTTGGTTCTTAAGAGATCCTAATAAAGATCCACAACCTAGTGTTGTAATTAGAAGTGGTAGAAAATCTTACAGATTAACTCAAGATAAGCAAAACAAAAAACCATTAAAAGGAAGTAAATTAATTTCTTCAGCAGAAACTAATTTTAGATCTCAAGGTCAATTCCGTGAAATACAACTTCAGACAACTGTTACAACTATTAGAACTACCATCACTACTATTACAAGAAGATGGGAAGAAGATAACGGTGATCCATTAGCACAATCATTCATTGTTGCTGCTAACATACCTGTACCTGACGCATCTACAGTACAGAGTGCTAATGTTAACTTAGATGATGATCAGCATGGTGCTTTCTTAACTGCTGTAGATTTATTCTTTGGTACTAAACCATCAACAGGACAGAGTAATCCATGTATTGTTCAGATAAGAACTATGGAGTTAGGAACTCCAACTCTAGTCAGTCTTAATGCTGGTGAAGTATTATATCCAGATGATATAACAACATCAAACGATAGTTCAGTTGCAACTCATGTTGTATTTAAAGAACCAATTTACTTAGAGGCTGGAGGAGAATATGCAGTAGTTCTTCTTGCAGAAACTACTGATCAGTATGAGGTTTGGTGTGCTCGCATGGGTGAAAAAGTTGTGGGTGGTGGTGATGGTGGTAAAACCATAATCTATACTCAACAATGGGCATTGGGTAGTCTCTTCAAATCACAGAACGGATCTATTTGGACTGCAAGCCAGATGGAAGATATGAAGATGAAATTATATAAAGCAAGATTCAAACCTTCTTCAGGAACTGCATACTTCTCTAATCCAACCTTGGCTGAAAGTAATGGATATGTACCTACACTTGATGATAATCCAATTACTACAATTGCTAAATCAGGTAAAATTAGTATTACTAATCTTGCATCTGGACATTCTGGACTTACAACGTTTGTACCAGGAACAAAAATTGTAGGATCTACAAATAATGCTGTTCATGCGTACATTGTCGGAACTGGTGCATCAGTAACTAACGCATCTCTCACATCTGGTGGATCAGGATATAATAATACTACCACTGATGTTAGTACCTTTAATGTAATAGGTAATGGTGAAGGATTTAAGATTAAGATTAATAGTGTAGATGTAAATGGAACAATCACTGGATTTACAACTGCTGGTGCAGCAAAAGGTTATAAAGTTGGTGATGTTGTAGGTATTGTAACTGCTGATGTTGCTGGAGATGTTGGTTCTGGTGCTTTATTAACTGTTGTTGAGAATAGCGGTCTTGATACATTATATCTCTCTGGTATTCAAGGAACATCTGCTACAGGATCATTTAAAGATACTGAAGACTTTAGATATGTTGATCCTGTAAGTGGAGTCATACAAAATGCTTCTACTGGTAGTGGCCCAGTCTTTACTTCAGACTTAGTGGTTGATGGTGCACCATTTGATGGTAAGCATTTCTTAGTCAACCAATTTGATCATGGTATGCATGCCACAAATAACCAATTACAATTATTGGATATTGCTGGTAACAGTGAGAAATCAACTCTTTCACTTGATTTAGCAGTAAATGCATCAACTATTAGTGTTGGATCTACTGTTGGATTCTCTACTTTTGAAGGAGCACCTATTGGTGTTGGAAGTACTGGTTATGTAAGAATTCAAGATGAAATCATTGGATACAGATCAGTAGGAAATGGAACTTTAGGTGACCTTGTTCGTGGTGTAGATTCCACTATAACAACACCATACAGTGCGGGTGATCATGTAGAAAAATATGAGTTAAATGGTGTTTCTTTAAGAAGAATCAATACTAACCATCAAATTTCTCCAATAGATATTGGACTAAATTCTTACTATGTTGGATTTAACACAACAAGTGGTGGTAAAGATAGAAGTGCTGATGCAGTTGCTAACCCAGAGTTATCATTTACAGATACTGGTTTTGCTGGTGGTGAAGATGCTAAAGCAAGTAGAAACATACAGTTTGAGCAATTAACTCCTTGTTATAATATTGTTACACCATCACCTTTGACTAGTGTTAAAGGATCTATTAGAACTGTAACAGGAACTAGTGTTGATGGTAATGAAGTTTCATTCCAAGATAAGGGATTCCAACCTGTAGAACTTAATAATCTTAATACTTTGAACAGTCCAAGACTTGTATGTTCTCAGATAAATGAAACCACTTACTTAGGTAATATTGAAAGGAATAAATCATTTACTACAGGTATAACATTATCTACTCAAAACCAAAATGTATCTCCAATAATCTATACAGATGTTGCTTATACACAATTTGGAACAAATATGATAGACAAACCAGTATCAGATTATGCTACTAATGCTGAGGTTAAGTCTCATGATAATGATCCTCATGCTGCAGTTTATGTCTCTCAGTTAGTTAAGATTAACAAGGCTGCTGATTCATTAAAAGTAATTGTTAGTGCATATAGAGATTCTAGTGCTGACTTTAGAGTTCTTTATTCTCTAGAAAGACCTGATTCTATGGGTATATTACAAGAGTTTGAATTATTCCCTGGCTATGATAATCTTAAGGATACAACTGGAGATGGTTTTGGTAATCAAGTAGTAGATGAATCTAAGAATAGTGGTTTACCTGATGCACTCGTTCCACCAAGTTTAGATGGTGAGTATAAAGAATATCAGTTCTCCGCAGAAAATCTTGGAGAGTTTACTGGATATGTAATTAAAATTGTTATGTCTTCCAGTAATCAAGCATACCCAGTTAAAATTAAGGATCTTCGTACTATTGCTGTTAAATGATCAAAGTTCAAGGATATCCTGGTTTATATCGGGATGAAAACACTGGTGCTATTGTGAATTGTAATGATTCAGAATATAGGCACAGATTGAATAAAATAAATGCTGTTGATTCTCAAAGAGAAGAAATAAACAGATTAAGAAGTGAGTTAGATGAATTAAAAAGTTTACTCTATGAGTTAACTAAGAAGTAGCACTCCTATAAATAGGAAGTAGGGATTCTTTTCGTAAATAGATGGCTGCAGTATATGTCAATAATCTTGTAGTAAATACAGGATCCACATTCCAACAAACTTTTAATTTAGAATCTACTGATAATAATTCAGCATTAGATCTGAGTGGATATAGTGTTGCGTCTCAAATGAGAAAATGGGCAGGTGCATCCACAGCAACAGATTTTACTGCTAGTATTCCTGAGCCTACCTCTGGAAAAATTGTAATAGAATTACCTGCTGCAACTACTCTTAGTTTGAGAGAAGGTAGATATGTTTATGATATTCTCATTACAAAAGGGAATGTGACGGAAAGAGTTGTTGAAGGAAATGTGTTAGTGAGAGCAGGAGTAACGAGGATCTAATAATGGCAGATATTAGAGTAAGAGTTGGTCAACAGAATGCTGTAAAAATACTATCCAGTGCGTCTGGTGGTGAGGCTCTTACTGCGATTACAGCACAAAATGTAATCGGTGGTATAGGTTCAATTGCACAATTGGATGTTAATACTGGTATTTCTACATTTGGTGCAGATGTACAATTCAAAAATAGTGTTGGTTTAGCTACAGCATTTTTTGATTCAAGTGAAGGTGCTTTTAAATATAATGATGGTACTAAATTAAAATTTGGTACTTCATCTACTGCATTAGAAATATTTCATGATGGTACTCATAGTTATATAAGTGATACTGGTGAAGGTGCATTAAGAATTGGATATGGTGGTACAGCAGAACTGTATCATGGAACAACAAAAGTATTTAATACAATCTCCACTGGTGCTACGGTTACTGGAGATCTTTTTGTTGGTGGTGACTTATTCTTGAGTGACGATATCGTTCTTGATAACGTAAACGCACAATCACTAAATATCACAGGTATATCTACAATTAACCTCTTAACAGCAACTCGTGTTCCTTTTGTTGGAACAGGATCTACTTTAAGGGATAGTGCAGGATTTACATTTGATGGTCTAACCGATAGTCTTTCAATTGCTGGTAACCTTTCAGTTGGTGGAACAGTCACTTATGAAGATGTAACAAATGTTGATTCTGTTGGATTAGTTACTGCTGGTAAAGGATTTAGAGCTACCACTGGTGGTTTAATTGTAACTGCTGGTATTGCTACCTTTGGTGCAATAGCAACATTCACACAAGATGCTTATGTGGATGGAACATTAACTGCTGGATTAATAGATGGAGGCTCTTACTGATGGCAAAACCAACAACTAGACAAGAACTTAAAGATTATGCATATAGGCAGTTGGGTGCTCCTGTTTTAGAAATTAACGTTGATGATGATCAAGCTGATGATTTACTAGATGATGCAATACAATATTTCAACGAACGTCATTACAATGGTGTTGAAAAAATGTATCTTAAACATGAACTTACTCAAGAAGATATTGATAGAGGAAAAGCAGACGGAACAAGTGGTGTTGGTATAGTTACTACAAGTGTAAACTCTTCAAGTGTAAGTGGATTAGGAACAGTTACTTCTAATTGGTATGAGAACTCAAACTTTATACCCGTTCCAGATTCTGTAATTGGTGTAGAAAAAGTATTTAAGTTTGATAGTAGTACAATATCATCTGGGATGTTTAGTATTAAATATCAATTATTTTTGAACGATTTATATCAATTTAATTCAATTGATTTACTACAATATTCTATGGTAAAGACATACCTAGAAGACATTGATTTTTTATTGACTACAGATAAACAAATTAGATTTAATCAAAGACAAGATAGATTATATTTAGATATTGATTGGGGATCTGAAGAAGCAGGTCAGTATATTGTATTGGAATGTTATAGAGCATTAGATCCTACAGCATATAGTCAGATATACAATGATCCATGGTTAAAGAAATACGTAACAGCATTATTGAAAAAACAATGGGGACAAAATTTAATTAAATTTAAAGGAGTCAGACTTCCTGGTGGAATTGAATTTAATGGTAGAGAAATATATGAAGATGGACAAAGAGAAATAGATACTCTTCTAGAGAAGATGACTTCCGAATACGAGGTACCACCCCTTGATATGATAGGTTAATATTATGGCATTAAATCCATTTTTCCTTAAAGGTTCTGCAGGAGAACAGAGACTAGTTCAAGATCTTATCAACGAACAGTTGAGGATGTTTGGTGTTGAAATTACATATTTACCTAGAAAAATAGTTAATAGAGATAATATTTTTAGAGAAGTTGAATCGTCAAAATTTGACGATAATTTTTTATTAGAAGCATATGTTAATACCTATGAGGGATATACAGGTGCTGGTGATATAATGACTAAATTTGGTATGAGTTTAAAGGATGAATTAGTAGTAACAATATCAAAAGAAAGATGGGAAGATTTTATTGCACCATTTTTAGTATCAATGAGTGAAACAAGTGATGAAATAGTTGTTGAAGGTAGACCACGTGAAGGAGATTTAATATATTTTCCATTAGGTAAAAGAATTTTTGAAGTTAAGTTTGTAGAGCATGAAAAACCTTTCTACCAATTAGGTAAGGGATATGTTTATGAATTGCAATGTGAACTATACGAACTTAGTGATGACGTTGGTGGATGGAATCAACTTAGTGATGCTACACAGGAAATTGATGAGACACTCGTTAATTATGGTTATATGACTGAGTTACAGTTAATCTCTATTGGTTCAACTGCAACATTAAATATTGGTACTTCAAGTGGATATATTAGAAATATATTCCTTAATGAAGATGGATATGGTTATACTACAACACCTAATGTTATAATTGATGGGCCTGGGCCAGTCGGTGGAGGTATTACTGCAACTGCGGTAGCTATAACAACATCTGTTTATGGTGTACATTCTGTTAAAGAAATTTTATTAACAAACGCTGGTGCTGGATATACTACACCACCTACAGTTACTATAGTAAGTACAGCAACAACAGCAACTAATGGTATTACCACATATAACGGTGTTGGTGCGGCCGCAACTGCAAACTTAGGCCCTGCTGGTACTGCTGGTATTCAAGTAATAACTACTGGTGTTGGACAAAGTGGTAGTGGTTATGCTGATTCAGCAACTGTATTCATAGATGCACCACCTGTAGGTGTTGGAAATACTATCGCTGTTGCTAGAGCAGTTGTAGATAAATCTGCTAATATGGTCACTCAAATTCTTATCTCTGATGCAGGTGTTGGATATACTTCACATGCAGGTATTGCAACTGTTTCACCACCAGCAACTATAAGTGGTATTGGAACTTATCAATTCAATGAGGCTGTTCAAGGAACAATTAGTGGTGCTATAGGTAGAGTTAAGAGTTGGGATAGAGATGACGTTGTTCTTAAATTAGGAACTACATCAGGAACATTCCAAGCTGGTGAAATTGCACTTGGAACTACTTCTGGTGCTAGATATAATGTAGATTATATTAAATCGGCAGAATTTGCTGATCAATATGATCAGAGCGACAATATTGAATCAGAAGCAGATGCAATTATTGACTTTAGTGAAACAAACCCATTTGGACAAGTATAATGTTAGGAACTTATTATTATCACGAAATAATTAGAAAAACCATAATATCGTTTGGTACAGTCTTTAATAACCTTGTTATTAAACATCAAACTCAAGATGGTTCAGATTTTAGTGACTTTAAAGTACCATTATCATATGGCCCTGCTCAAAAATTTCTTGCTAGACTAGAACAACAGGCAGATTTAAACAAACCAGTTGCTACAACATTACCAAGAATGTCATTTGAAATGAATACCATTTCTTATGATCCTACTAGAAAAGCAGGTGTTACACAGACATTTAAAACTTCTGATGGAACTAATTTGAAGAAGGTTTATATGCCTGTTCCTTATAATATTGGATTTGAATTAAGTATATGGACAAAATTAAATGATGATGCGTTACAGATTGTTGAACAGATACTTCCATACTTCCAACCAGCATTTACACTAACAGTTGATTTAGTAAAATCCATAGGAGAAAAAAGAGATATTCCTTTAGTTTTAGATAACGTTTCTTTCCAAGATGACTATGAAGGAGACTTTAGTACAAGAAGAGCTTTAATATATACATTAAATTTTACCGCAAAAACTTATCTCTTTGGCCCAATCGCAGATACTTCAGAAGGACTTATCAAAAAAGTTCAAACAGATCTTTATGCAGATACTGATATTCAAAAAGTAAAACGTGAAATGAGGTACACAGTAACACCTAATCCTGCAAATGCAGGCCCTGCTGATGACTTTGGATTTGATGAGAATTGGGAATTCTTAGGTGATGGTAGAACTTATAGTCCAGTTAGGAAAGAGGACATCTAATGAATAACAATTTTGATCCTATAGATGAAGCACTCAATACCAGTAGTGAAATTGAGGTTAGTACCGTATCTGAAAATAAACTAACCAAAAATGATGGTAAAACTGAGGTGCGTAAAGATTATGAATATACTAGGGGAAATCTTTATTCATTAATTGAAAAAGGCCAAGAAGCACTTAATGGTATTATGGAAGTTGCTGAAGAACAAGGTAGTGCAAGAGCATATGAGGTTGCAGGACAAATTATTAAATCAGTTGCGGATACCACTGATAAATTATTAGATTTACAGAAGAAGGTCAAAGAAGTTGATGAAGAGGTTGTTAAAAATACAACTAACGTTACTAATAATGCTGTTTTTGTAGGTTCTACATCAGACCTTTCAAAGATGTTGAAACAACAGTTTCTAAATAATAATAAAGAAACCAAGTAAATGGACTGGAAAAATTATCAAGAAAAAATTACCATCGAAGATAAAGATGGCAAATCTTTCATGGAATTTATAGACATCATTGGCCCAGTTCAGGTACAACAACAGATGAAAGAGAGAAATATAAGATCATTAGATAATAACCAACAGGATTAAATTATGCCTACTAGTGATGTATATCTTGGTAACCCGAATCTAAAACGGGCCAATACTGCTCATGAATTTACGGAAGAGCAGGTAATAGAATTTTTAAAATGTAAAGAAGATCCTGTTTACTTTGCAAGAAATTATATTCAAATTGTATCTCTTGATGAAGGATTAGTTCCTTTTAATATGTACCCCTTTCAAGAGAAACTAATTAGAAACTTTCATAATGAAAGATTTAACATATGTAAAATGCCTAGACAGACAGGTAAATCTACAACATGTGTTTCTTACCTATTGCATTATGCAGTTTTTAATGATAATGTAAACATTGCAATACTTGCAAACAAAGCATCAACTGCTAGAGATTTACTCGGTAGATTGCAACTTGCATATGAAAATTTACCTTCATGGATGCAGCAAGGTATAATTAGTTGGAACAAAGGTT